CTACCACAACCTGGTCGTGGTCTATGACCCAGACCAGGACGCACAGAGGGACTACAGGCTGGTATCTGGTGAGCGCCGCCTCCTGGCCCTCCACAAACTGGTGGACGCGGGCCACCCGGAGTATAAAACCGTCACCTGTCAAGTGATCCCGAAAGGCAGCCAAGCAGAGGAACGCCTGGCCGTGATCCTGGCGAACACACAGCGGAACAAAACAGCAGCGGATCGCGTCCAGGAGTACGAGAACCTAAAACAAGCGCTGGAGGAAATGAGAGCCGCCGGGGTCGATTTTTACGGGCGCAATCTGACCGAGGGCAAGCTCCGCGACCACATGGCCGCGATCATGGACGAGGCCGACGGCACACTGGCCGCCCTGGAAAAGATAAGCAACAGCCTAACCCCGGAACTGCGCCAGCTCATGGAGGACGGCAAGCTGAACTTTACAACCGCCACCGCTGCGGCGGCCCTCTCCCTGGACGCCCAGGCCCAGCTGGCGCAGCGGAACGCCGCCAAGGGCGAGGACAAGCCGATCACAAAGCAGGATGTGGCAAAGGCCCGCGCCACGTCTGCCCGCGAATACCTCCGCCAGAAATACGCCGCCCGCCCCTGTGAGTGCGACAACAGCCACAACTGCGACAACGTGGACAACCTGGTGAGCTTTTACCGCGATGGCGCGACGTCAGGCTGCGCTGGCTGCTGTGCCTGGTGCAAGGAGCGCACCAGCTGCCCGAAATGCTGCGCAGAGGTAGCAGTGGGCAGCCAGAGCGACGCAGACACCCCCATGCACGGCGCGCCGGACAGAATCCAGCCGCCTACAAGCCAGACCGCAGAAAACGCCGCAGAGGACACGACAGCGGCTGCTGCACCCTTTGCCGACGACGCCCACCCGGAACACGCCGCGACCATGTGCTACTCCTGCCTCCACTGGGACGAGTGCAGCGAGAAATCCGACAGGGTGCTGTCCTGTGACAAATACGAGAACCCCGCCGAAAAGCGCACGCCACTGGCCCCGGCGGGCGAGGTCACGACCACCCAGGCCGACGCCGCCCACACCATGCGCACCGACGAGGAACTGGTAAACGTCTTATACGCCGCCCTGGGGACGCTGGAATATCAGGGCCAGATCAACGAACTGGAGGCCCGGCGGCTCCACTCTCTGCTGTCGGCAATGCACCGCCGCTGGATTAACACGGGCTGCTGGAAACCCTACGGCGCAGCAGAGGAACAGGACGAAAAGGAAAGGAGAAAAAGCCAAGATGTCAATAGTTGACATTCACGCCCCGGCGGGCGACGGCTACGGCGTAATTTACGCCGACCCGCCCTGGAGCTACCGCCAGCAGGGCAACGGCGCAGCGGCGCGCCACTATCCCACCATGACGCCGGACGAAATAAAAGCCCTGCCCGTCCAGACCCTGGCCGCCAAGGATTGCGCCCTCTTGATGTGGGCCACGTTCCCGAACCTCCAGCAAGCCCTGGACACGATCCGCGCCTGGGGCTTTGAATACAAAACCCTGGCATTTTGCTGGATAAAGAAAAATAAGAGATCGGGGGGGGATTTTTGGGGTTTAGGCAGCTACACCCGCCAAAATGCGGAGGTTTGCCTCCTGGCCGTCAAGGGCCACCCGCGCGTAGTAAGCCACAGCGTACACAGCGTTATACAATCCCCGATCCGGCAACACAGCCAGAAACCGCCAGAGGCGCGGGACAGGATCGTGCAGCTATTTGGCGATCAGCGTCGCCTGGAGCTGTTCGCACGCGAATCAACGCCGGGCTGGGATGCCTGGGGAAACGAGGTGCAAGACCATGACACAGCCCTGTTATAAATGCCCGGATCGCTGCCAGAACTGCCACGCCAGCTGCGAAAAATACGCCGCTTTCCGCGCAGAGCTTGACAAGCGGCGCGAATATAACAAGCAATTCCAGCCCATAGACCCCATACCCTACTCCCACGAAATGGAGAAGAAAAACCGCCGCAGAAAGTACAAAGGGGGCAACCAATGAACAAACCCACGAATGAGTATATAATGGCTATAAAACCCGAATGGGTGGCGCTGATTGAGAGCAAGGAGAAAACGCTGGAGATCAGACGCACCGCGCCGTACATTTCCCCGCCCGTGTCAGAAAACAACCCCATAGACGTATGGGTGTACGAGACGAAAAGCAACGGCGGGCGCGGCCAGGTCGTGGGCCGTTTCCTCTGCTGCAATATCCGCACATTTGACGCACACCGCGACGATCTGCTGCGGCGCGCCGCCCGCGTCCCGTGGGAAAAGCTCAAAGAATACCAGGGCGACCACGCGCGCCTGTACGCCTGGGACATTACCTACTACAAAAAGCTGGCCGTCCCGCTGCCGCTGTCTGCCCTGGGCTGCAATTTCGCCCCGCAAAGCTGGTGCAAGCGAAAGGAGAAAAAGGCATGAAAGAGAAAACCTGCTATTTTTACGGAACGATCCACGCAGAACGCGCCACGAATGAGTGGCAGCGCAAGAACGCCCTGCCCGCCAGGTATGACACGGCCACCCCGGCGGAACAGGCCAAAATGCGCGAATACTACAACGTGACCGACGACGAGTGCGAGGAAATGCGCAAAATTTACGCCGCTTTTCCGCCGCACCTGTTATTCCGAAAGGCCCTGTCCGCCCCGGACGAGTGGCTGCTGATCTCCTGGGAGGACGACCAGGGCGAGGCCGTGCGCGAGGCAATCTGGCTGCTGGAACAGTTGGGCGGATTCTACGAGGGCTACCGCGACAAATTCCTGGAGGACTGGAACGCCGGAGAGTACGAGTCGGGCAGCTGCTGGACAATCCCGGACTACCTCATGGAAGTGGAAAGCCTGGCGTTTAGCGTCCCGGCAGTAGAGACACCGCCGCCCGTCCCGCCGGACGAACCGCTGCCGTTTGACGTTGAGGAACTGGAGGGCAAAAACCATGTTGCAAAAAGTGATCGCGCTTGATTTTGACGGCACACTCTGCGAGAGAGCGTGGCCGAATATTGGCCCGGCAAAGTGGGAAGTAATCCAGGCGGCCATGGAAGAACAGCGCCAGGGTGCGCTGCTGATCCTCTGGACGACCAGAGAGGGACAGGCGCTGGACGAGGCGCTGGCGTGGTGTGAGGGCGTGGGCCTCCGGCTGGATGGTGTGAACACCTCCGCACAGTCCTGGAAAGATGCCTACCAAAACGACCCGCGAAAGATCGGGGCCACGGAATACTGGGACGACAGGGCCGTAGACGTGGCGACAATCGAAACCCGCCAAATGCTGAAAAACGAAACGCGCCGCCGCTGGGCAGCATGGATTAAGGCCCGCGACAAATACCTGGCCGCCAAATGGCCCTGGGAACGCTGGAGGCTCAAAAAAGAGGCCCAGCGCGCGTGCCGCGACCACCTGGACGTCTACATAGCCCAGCGCAATGCAGAGGCGCACAAGCTCTGCGAGGCCACCCGCGCAGCTTATGAGAAAGCCTACGCCAAAAGGAGCGCCGAATGATCGAAGCAAACACAATTAACAGCATGGATTGTTTGGACGGCCTGGCACAAATGCCGGACGGCTGCGCAAAGCTCATTGTAGCCGACCCGCCCTATTTTATGGGCTTAACCCACAACGGGCAGCACGGCCAATTTAATGACCTGGCCGTGGCTAAGCCGTTCTACAGGCAGCTGGCCCAGCAGCTGCGCCGAATCCTCAACGATCACGGCGAATTTTATATTTTTATGGACTGGCGCGGCTGCGCGTTCTACTATCCGATTTTTGCTGAATATCTGCCCGTGAAAAATATGATCGTCTGGGACAAAATGAGCGGCCCCGGAAATTTCTACAATAGCAGTCACGAGTTTATCCTCTACGGCTGCATAGACCCGCAGACAAAAAAACACGCCCGCAACGTCTGGACAGAGCGCGGTTTTACGTCCGGCAGCATACAGACAGACGGCGAGAAAATCCACCCGTCCCAGAAACCCATAGCGCTGATCCAGCGCATTATCACGGACGCCAGCGTGCCGGGCGATCTTGTGGTAGACCCGTTCGCGGGCAGCTGCACAACCGCCGTGGCCTGTATCAGAACGGGCCGCCGTTATGTGTGCTTTGAGGTGTCCGAAACCTACGCAGCGGCAGGCCAGGCCCGCGTGGATAAGCTCCTGACAGAGCGCCAGGCCAGAAACACAAAAAAATGAGCCGCCAACGCGGCTGAAAGGGCAGCAAATGGAGACATACACCGAAAAAGCAATAAAAGCCATTGCAACGGGCAACGCCCCGGCGGAACAGGCAGCCCTGGAGGCCGTGATCGCGGAGGCCGTGAAAAAGGCGGTAAAGGAGACGCGCCGCCAGGATCAGCAGCAAGCGCTCCATAATACCGCGCTACTTATGGAGAACTACCGCGCCCTAAAAGGCTACGAGGGCCGCGCCGTGGACAGCGCCGACGCTGCCAGGCTCCAGGGCGCAGAAATCCAGGGCGAGGCGTGGCTCCGCTCTATCCGCAAGAATAAGGCCCGCACCGCTGTTATGTTGGCCCACCTGGACGCCGCCCTGGACGAGCTGGAAAAGGAAACCCGCCAAAAGGGCCGCGCCTACATGTTCGACGCCTACCGCTTGCGCTACATGGAGGGCTTGACCGCCGAAGAAGTGGCTGAAAAGCTCAACACCGGGAAGAACAGCCCGGCCCGCTGGTGCAAGCAATTAAACGAACGCCTGGCCGTCCTCCTGTTTGGAGTGGACGGCTTGCGCCGCTGGTAAAGGAGGAAACGATGAAAGCATACCGCAAAAAGGATTTACACCGCAGCAAAGACCCAGACAGAATGGCCCAGGCCGTGGCCGTTGTGGCTGCCTACCAGGCAATCGAAGAAACCACCGGGACGACAAACGCACGGCTGAAAGCCCAGGCAATCACCGACACGGGCGCAATCTTGTACGCCCTTGTACCTGTCCACATCGGCCAGCAATGCGTAGAGAAATGGCACGCCCTCCAGCAGCGCGTCGAGGCCGCACAGCAGAAACCCACGGGCCAAGAGCTGGAGGCGTGGCACGACGAGGCAGAACAGGAACACGTCCACCCGCCCAGGAAATAACCAATACACCACAAAAGACACCACAAAACCCAGAACCACATAAGCCCCGGCGGATGCCCATAGAACCAAAAAGCCGACGCTTTGGGTCTATCACGGATAGTCCAAAAGCGCCTACGCGGGAAAGTTTGGGGAAAAACTGGGGTTTTACTGGTGGCCCATCCGTGGTAAGCTGGTAGCGTGGACAAGCAGGAACGCCGGGCAGAAATGCCCGGCGCTTTGTTGTTTGTGCGCCCTCCTATAACAGCGGCCAGGGTGAGCCATAACGCCCTGGCCTATATGTGAGGCGGGGGCCAGAGGAACCAGGAGGCGCGGATCATGCTGCTAAAATACTGCCGTTGTGGCGCTATCATACCAGCAGACCGCCAGCGCTGCGCGCGGTGCGAACAGCTGCACCAGAGCCGCCACACGGCATACAATGCCCAGTGTCGCAGCAAAGAAGCCGCAGCCTTTTATGTGTCCAGGGAATGGCGGACAATCCGCCCTGTAATTATATCTATATACGACGGGATAGATATATGGGCGTTTTACGAGTGCGACCAGCTGCTGGCCGCCGACGAAGTCCACCACGTCGAAGAACTGGACACAGCCTGGGATCGCCGTCTTGATCCCTTTAACCTGTTTCCTTTGGCCCACGCCTCACATACAGCGATCACGGCTGCATACAAGCGCAGCCCCGCCAGCATGAGGGCGACACAGCGCAAGCTGCTGGAGCTGCGAAAGCGCTACTTTGAGAGCAAGGGGGGCTATGAAAAAGTTTTGGAGCGGGCCGGATTAGTCGCCCCTCCCTAGACTTTGGAGAAAACTCCCCACCAAAAACTCCCCCAAGGGCGCTTTTGCGGGCGTCCATGCAACAAAAACACAAAAAGGAGGCCCCACACATGGCCGGAAAACGACAACCGACGGCCCTTGTGGTGGCGAAAGGCAAGAAGCACTTAACAAAGGCCGAAATCAAAGACCGCGAAAACCGGGAACTGATCGCAGCGGCGGACAATATCGCGCCGCCGTCATGGCTGAAACCAGACCAGAAGAAGCGGTTCAACACCCTGGCTGCAGAACTGCTGAAAATGGGCATTTTCGCAAACGTGGATTGCGAGGCCCTGGGCCGCCTGGTCGTGGCCGAACGGCAGTATGTGCAGATCACCGAGGAACTGGACAAGCAGCCAATCACCTACAAGCGGAGAATCCCACGAAAGCCGACCCCGGCAGACAACCCGGACGAGATCATAGACGGGTTTATATGGGACGAGGCGCTGATAGTGAACCAGGAACGGAACGACCTGTTGATCCAGCAGGACAGAGCCTGGAAACAGTGCAGACAAGGCGCTGCGGACTTTGGCCTGTCCGTCGCCCAGCGCTGCCGGATCGTGGCCCCCACCGCCAAGGAGGCCGCCAAAACAAACAAGTTTGAAAAATTCCGAAAGGAAAAGACCCCGGAGGAATGAAAAAGGCCGTAAAAGACCGCACAACACAGTATGCCCTGGACGTTTTGGCGGGCCGGATCGTGGCCGGGGAGCTTGTGCGGATGGCTTGCCAGCGTCACCTGGACGATCTGGAGCGCGCCAAGCTGGCCCCGTTCCGCTATTATTTCGACGTGGAAGCCGCAAACGACATACTGGAGTTTGCGGAAACCCTCACAATAGCAGAGGGCGAGGAACAGCAGCGCGTCCACCTCTACCCATTCCAGTGCTTTATCCTGGGCAGCCTCAACGGCTGGCGGATCAAAGGAAAGGGCCACAGACGCTTTAGAACCTCCTATGTACAGCTGGGCCGCCAGAACGGCAAGAGCTTTCTAAACGGCATACTGGCCGCTTATTATGGCAATTTCACGGCGTACCAGTGCCCACACATCTACTGCACGGCCACAAAACAAGACCAGGCCAATATCGTATTTGAAGAAGTCGCAAAGTTCATCCGCAGCGACGACGACCTAAACGAACTTTTCAAAATTCACGAGCACAACCACACTATAGATTGCTTGCTCACGCACGGAACAATCAAAGCAATTTCCGGCGATACAAAGAGCCTGGACGGCCACCGCCCCTATTTGGGGATCGTGGACGAATACCACGCACACCGCACAAACCAGATGTACAAACTACTGGAGGGCGGCATAAAAAAATTAAAATCTGCGCTTATTTCGGTAATCACCACGGCGGGATTTGACCAGAAATCGCCCTGTTTTGCCCTATATGAGCACTGCAAAACCATTTTGCGCGGCGGGGCGTCCATTGACACACAATTCTGCTATATCGCAGAAATGGACGAAAAGGACGACCTCTGGACGCCACAAAACTGGCTGAAAGCAAACCCCGCCCTGGCCTACGACCCGGACGCGCTGGAGAATCTGATCCCGATAGCCGACGCAGCCCGCCAGATGGGCGGCGAGGATTTGCGCGATTTTCTGGTAAAGCAGTTAAACAGATGGGTGCAATGGTCGAACCGCGTCTACATCCAGGACATGGAGAAGTGGCGCGCGGGCCGCAGTGACAGAACCCTGGCCGACTTTAAGGGCAGCCGCTGTTTTGTAGGGCTTGACCTGTCCAGCGGCGGCGACTTAACAACCGTCGTTATTCTGATCCCCTATCTGGTGGACGGGGTGCGCAAGTATTTTATCCATAGCCACAGCTTTATCCCGGCGCAGCGCCTCCAGCAGCACGTCCAGAGCGACAACGCGCCATACGACAAATGGGTGGAGGATGGCCTGGTAACAGTAACCCACACAATGGGCGGCATAAAAACCGACTATAAATATATTTTAACCTACCTATCCGTGCTGGTAGACCTCTACGGCCTAAAAATTAGTATGGTGTGCTACGACCCGCACAACGCCAGCGCGTTTCTGTCCGATCTGGAGGCCCAGGGCTGGCCGTGCCTGGATATTATCCAGAGCGCGCGCAGCCTGTCCGACGCAACCGAGGATTTCCGGCTAGAAATCTACGCCGGAAACGTCGAGTATAACCGCGACGACGAGCTGCTGACCTGGAGCGTTGCCAACGCAAAGACCATAGCCAACAACTACGGCGAGACAAAGATCGACAAGGAAATGCAAACCGAGCGAATAGACCCGGTGGACGCCGTGATCGACGCCTGGAAAGTAGCAATGTGCGGCAATGACACCATAACGGGCGACGAGGCGCTGGAGGCGTGGCTGGAAATGTACAACGAACACATAGCAAAAACGGGGACGACAAAATGAACTTTTTCCAATGGCTTATTAAAAGCATGACGGGGTATTTTTCCAGGGCTGCACCGCCTGGCCCGGAACCTCCGCAGTTGCCCGCCGTGGCTGCTGCGCCGGAGGAACAGCCGGAGACGATCACGGCCACGGCCAAGGACGTGCGGCCCGCGCCCCAGGCTGCCAGCAATGGCTGGGAACATCTGGGCAGCACAAAGTTTTTACAATGGCTGGGCCTGGGCAAAGACAAGCCGAAAGCCGTCGAAAATGTAACGTATTTTACCTGTCTCAAACTGCTGTCTGAAACTATGGCAAAAATGCCGATCAAGGTCTATACCTACGACGCCGACGGCCCGCTGGAGATGAACCCCGCCGACGACAGGCTGGCCTACCTCCTGGACGTGCGGCCAAACCCACTTATGACGCCGACCACGTTCTGGACAGCAGTAGAAAACAACAGGAACCACTACGGCAACGCCTATGTGTATATCCGGCGTAAATTCCTGCGCCAGAAATACGGCGGACAGATTGAGCTGCAAGACCTCTGGATCATGCCGTCCAGCTGCGTGCGCGTCGTAATCGACGACGCGGGCGTATTTGCTGGAGCTGGTCGCCTCTGGTACGTCTACTCCGACCAGTACACCGGGCAGCAATACGTTTTTAGTTCCGACGACGTGCTGCATTTTAAGACCTCCCACACCTTTAACGGCCTGGTGGGCGAAAGCGTCCAGGCGATCCTGGCCTCTACCGTCCAGGGGCAGCAAGCGTCCCAGGATTTTCTCAACGACCTGTACGAGAATGGACTGACCGCCCGCGCCGTGCTGGAATATACGGGCGATCTGTCCGCAGCCGGGCAGAACAAGCTGCGGGAATCTTTCGAGCAAATGGGCAACGGCCCGGCGAACGCTGGCCGCATCCTGCCTGTCCCGCTGGGCTTTAAGCTCACGCCTATGGACATAAAGCTGACCGACGCCCAGTATCTGGAGCTGAAAAAGTACGGTGCGCTGCAACTGGCCGCCGCATTTGGTATTAAGCCAAACCAGCTGAACGACTACGAGCGCGGCAGCTATGCCAACAGCGAACAGCAGACAATCGCTTTCCAGGTCGAAACCATGCAGTACACGATCAAGCAGTACGAGGAAGAAATGGCCTACAAGCTGCTGGACGGCCCGGCGGATCGCCGCCGCGTGAAGTTTAACGAAAAAGCCCTGCTGCGCACCGACAGCAAAACGCAAATGGAAATCTTGAAAACCGCCGTCGAGGGGTCGATCTACTCCCCCAATGAGGCCCGGCGCTATGTGGATAAGCGCGCCGCGCCTGGAGGCGATAAGCTGCTGGCGAACGGCGGCATGATCGCTCTGGAACAGATGGGCGCACAGTACGGCGTCAATAAAACTGAGAAAGGAGGCACAGAAAATGCCCCGATTTGACTTTACCGCCCGCGACAGGGACGGAAAGCTGAAAAATTACGGCTACCTGGACATGGAAAACCAGGCAGACGGCCCGGCCACAATGACCTTTTACGGCGACATTGTAGCCACCGAGAGCTGGCCGGAGGATCGCGCACCGCAGCAGATCGCGGACTTTTTGGCGTCGCTCACCCAGGGCCAACAGATCAACCTGTATTTCAACAGCCCCGGCGGCGACGCCTACGCGGGCGTGGCAATGCACAATATTTTGTCCCGCTGGCAGGGCCGCAAGGTGGCCTACGTTGACGCAATCGCCGCCAGCGCGGCTACTATGCCGCTTATGGCGTGCGACGAAATCCACCTGGCAGCGGGCGCGGAGGTTATGATCCACGACCCCTGGGCCTGGACAGCTGGCAACGCCGCAGAGCTGCGAGAGGCTGCGGCCAGGCTGGACAAGGTGGGCGACCACTACGCGGATATTTACGCCACCCACGCGGCGGAGGGCACGACCCGCGACCAACTGCGCGAGGCTATGCGCGCGGAAACCTGGCTGGACGGCTCCAACATCGGCCAGTATTTTGACGTGATCGTGGACGAAAAGGCAGCCGCCGCCCCGGCGGCCTCTGCGTCCTACGCACGCTATAAAGCCACGCCGCCCGCGCTACTGAAAAAGGCGGACGCCACCAGACAGGCCCAGGAGGCCGCAGAAAGCGCCACCGCCAAGCGGGCGGAAAACAACACAGCCGACGCGGCGAAAGTCGCCCAGGCGCAGCAGAGCCGCGCACAGGCCCTGCTGGCCGATCTTTACCTATACGGAACCTAAAAAAACAAAGTAAAGGAGTACACCATGAACGAAGAAATGCGCAAGAAACTGGCCGAAATCAACGCCACCAAAGCCGAGGTGCGGCAGCTGATCGCGGACGGCAAGCTGGACGAGGCCGAGAGCAAAAAGGCAGAGCTGGACACCCTCCAGCGCGCCTTTAACCTCCTGCTGTCTATGGAGGACGAGGACGAGGCCGCCGCCAAGGCCCAGGCAAAGAAGAAGCAGGAACTGCACGACGAGAAGCAGCCGCCGCTGACCTTTGCCCGGATCGGCCAGGCCGTCGTCAATGCCCTGGGCGCTGCCGTGAGCCGCCGTAAGATGGACGACACCGACCGCCAGATCATCCAGGATGCCATGAAAGAGAACAGCGACCCGGACGGCGGCCTCACTGTTCCCCAGGACATCCAGACCCGGATCAAGGAGCTGCGCCGCAGCGACGACAACCTGGAGCAGTACGTCAACGTCGAACCCGTCAAGACCATGAGCGGCTCCCGCGTCATCGAAAAAGAGGCCGACACCACCGCCTGGCCGGAAATCGACGAGAACGGCGAGTTTACCGAGGTTGACACGCCGCAGTTTGCGAAAATCGCCTACACGATCACCAAAAAGGGCGGCAAAATGCTGTGTTCTCTGGAACTGCTGGCCGACACCGCCGAAAACATCCTGGCCTATCTGATGAAGTGGATCGCCAAAAAGACCCGCGCAACCCGCAACGCTAAGATTTTGGCGTGCGTGGACAAGATCACCACGGGCAAAGAGGTGGCCGTCGCTGACCTGGACGGCTTGAAAGACATTTTCAACGTCATGCTTGATCCGGCTATCGCCGTGTCCAGCAGCGTATGGACGAACCAGGACGGCTTTAACTGGCTGGACAAGCTCAAAGACAAGGACGGCAACTACGTCATGCAGCCCGACCCCACCAACAAAACCCGCCAGCTGCTGTTTGGTAAGTACGCCGTCCACGTACTCTCCAACAAAGTGCTGAAAACCACCGTGGATACCAGCAAAAAGACCAACACCTACCCGCTGATCTGCGGCGATTTGTCCGAGGCCGTCACCCTGTTTGATCGTGAGTTTATGACGATTGAAAGCTCCAAGGAAGCGGGCAGCGCATGGGACAAAGACCAGCTGGCCGTCAAGGTGCGTGACCGTTTCGACGTCCAGCCCGTGGACACCGCCGCAATCATCAAGGGCCAGATCACCGTCACTGTGGCGGGCTAAGACAAAGGAGGGCGCAATCGGTGAAAGATGAAACAAAGGGCCTATTGCTGACACTGGCGAAAGCCTACGCCCGCATAGACTACACCGACGACGACGACGCCCTGCTGCCGCTGATGATTGAGGCCACCGTCCAGAGCCAGGAGGAACTGATCCCCGGCTTTGACGCCGACAACATGACCGCCCGCCAGCGGCTGCTGGCGATTATGACGATTAAGAACCTCTACGACAACCGGGAGAAGTACGGCACAGCACAGGATCGTCTGCGCGGGGCCGCATCCTCCCTTTTGATGTCGGAAATGTACGAGGACAAGGAGGCGACGGCCAGTGTATAGGCGCGTGCGTATTTTCGAGTGCGTCAACGGCGACGGCCCGCGCCGCAGCGAAAAAAAGACCCTAATCTGGACGCCCTGGGCAGATGTGCGAGACAACACCGCCCAGACCCGCGACCAGACCCAGGAAAGGCTCCAGGAGGGCGACCTCTCCCTGGAGCTGCGCCGCTGCGAAATGGCCGACACGATCCGCCGCCACCTGTTCCGGCATGACCGCGCCTACCGCGTGGAGCTGGACGGCGACGAGTACGAGGTAAAAACCGCCGATTTTACCCGAAACGACGGCGGCAAAATCCGCTTTACTGCGTCGTTTACGGCATAGTGTCAACAGTTGACACCCAGGAGGACGGCCCATGCAGATACAGCTGGACGGCGCGGCCATCAAGGAGCTGGTAGCAGCCCTAGAAGCGGCAGAGGGCGACGACGCCCGCGCCGCTGTGGACAAGCGTATAGTCAAGCGCGGCGCGGATATTGCAAAGCCGGACATGGCCCGGCGAATACCGCGCGCAGTCGATCACAAAAAATCGGGCAGCGCATGGTCTAAGCCCTCCGGCGGCCCGGCTGCCGACAACGTGCCGCAAGAAAACCCGAAAAAATCCGGCGACAGCTACGCGGCCAAGGTGGGCTGGACGTTGGACGACAACAGCGAATATTTTTACATGAAATTTGTAAACTGGGGCACGCTGAAAATGCCGCCCCGCGATTTTGTGGAGCCTACCGCCCAGGCCCTGGAGCCGCAGCTGCAAAAAATCGCGGAAGAAGAATACCAGGCAGAACTGGACAAGCGCCTGGGGAGGTTTGAATAATGGACGTTATCACAGCCGCCTACAAGGCCCTGGAGCCTATCACAGAGCGCGGCGTCAAAGTACAAGAGGGCTGGTACGACGAGCGCTATAAACGCCTCCACGTCACCCTCTGGCCCCTGGCGGAAACGCCGGAGGCTCACAGCGACGACACGCTGGAAATCGAGACAGCCGGGCTACAGGTGACGATTTTCTCCACAGAGGAACAAGAAACCCTGCGGGAAGAAATCAAACAGCTGCTAATCAACGCCGGGGCCTCCTACCAGGGAACCGACCAGCAGCAGACCCGGATCGAGGCGGGCGTCTATATCCGCCCGCTGCGTTTTCTCTTTTATGAAGAAAGGAGCCAAGAATGAGCGAACCCAAAACCGTGGTGCGCCACCGCTATTGTGGCCTCCGCGACGTATATGTGGCGAAAGTCACCCAGAACGACACCGAGGGCTACACCGCAGGCACTCCCGTAAAGATGGCCCGCGCGATCAAGGCCAAAATCTCCGACAAATTCACGTCTGAAAAGCTGTACAGCGACGACGGCGTGGAGGGTATGCTCCAGGCGTATGAAGGTACGGACGTGGAGCTGGAAGTCAACACCCTGGCCGCAGCGGATCGCGCTGCCTTTTTCGGCCAGGCGTACCTCAACGGCTTTTTGCTCAAGTCCGCAGAGGATGAAGCGCCGGAGGTGGCCCTGGGCTACCGCGTGCGCCGCTTGAACGGCAAGTTTGATTTTGTTTGGATGTACTGCGGCAGATTTGCCCAGGGCAACGAGGAAAACTACGAAACCGAGGCCGCCAGCAAGACCGCCCAGACCAACACCGTAAAGGGTGAGTTTTACCAGCGCGAAAAAATGGACAAGGTGGAAGGCAAAGACGTACACCTCTACGAGGTGCGCGTGGACGAATCCAACCTGGCAACAGAGGACACCGGGGCCGCTGCGGCGATCAAGGCGTGGTTCGGCAAGGTGCAGGAGTACGCCGCGACGGTAGGCGGTTAAAACATAGGAGGGCGTAAAAAATGGCAAAGCGCAGCATTGTGGTAAATCAGAAACAGTATTTCCTGCCGGATCACATCGACACCCAGGCATACCTGGATTATTGCGACGTACAGGACGCGCTGGACAGCGCGACGAATTACCGCCGCAAACACTTTGAACAGATGGCCCAGGCCGTCTGTCATGTGTACGGCGATCAGTTTACCCTGGACGACGTGCTGGCCCCTGTATACGGGCTGGAACCGTCGCAAATTCTCACCGAGTTTGCGGCGCTGGAATTTTATGTGATGGAGCGCGTAAACAAGAGCGTGGAGACTATCACGGTAAATTTTACGAAAGAGGCTTAACCCCGGAGGTTGAGCTACAACGCGCGGGAGCTTGCAGCACGGCGGAAAACGTGACGGTGCTGCAAGCCCGCCTTTATTGTGACTATATGCGCCGGATCGAGGCGGCGAAAACCTCCGGCCAGGCAGTACGCGAAAATTTGCAGCTGCTGGCCGAATTTTTCAACACCTCCCGGCGGGTTATATACAGCGAAAGCGTGGACGACCTCCTGCTGGCAGCCAAAACGCTGCATTTTGCTATGCAGCAGATCGTCCTGCCAAAATTTGCGGCTTTGTCGCCAGAGCCGCCGGAACCTATCGAAAAATCAATTTTTGACGACTACGACGCGGAACAGGACGCCAAGGCGGGCTATGTGGACGAAACCGCAGACCGCTGGCTGATCTGCAAGCAGAACGTCGAGGCGGTCACACGCCTGGCGATCCGCGTTCTGCGCGAAAGCTACACAGACGCGCAGCGCGAACCGCTGGGCCGTCTGCTGGAGTACGTCGCCTACGAGATCGAACACACCGAAAAATAGCGAGGTGAGCAAAGCATGAGCGCCGGGGCAAACGTCAAGGTATCGGCCAACAGCTCCACATACCAGCAGGCCCTCAAAGCGGCCCGCGACAGCACGAAAGAGCTTGCAAGCCAGTTCAGCCTGGCAAGCACCCAGGCCAAGCTGTTTGGCAGCACCACCGACCAACTGAAAGCCAAGCAGCAGGAACTAACCGCGAAAATCAAGGCCCAGAAAGAGATCACCAGCCTACACCACACAGAGGTGGAGCGCTTAACCAAAGTGTTGAGCGACCAGAAAGGCCGCCAGCAGGAGCTGGCCGCGCAACTGCAAACCACAAAGGCCGCCTACGAGGCAGAAAAAAAGGCCACGGGCGCGAACAGCGACAGCACCCAGGAGCTGGCAAAACAGGTGAAAGACCTGGAAAGCCAACAGAAAAAGCTGGACGGCCAGATCGGCAGTACCGAGGGCAAGCTCCAAAAGGCTACGATAGCCGAAAACAACAGCCAAAAAGCAACCCTGGAGCTGGAGAAAGCGCTGGAGGACACCAACAAAAAGCTGAAAGACGCCGCCCTGGACGAGTTTGCAAAAGGGCTTGACAAGGTAACGGACAAGCTGGAAAAAGCCCAGAAAGCGGCCAACGTCGTGTCCGGCGCCGCCGTGGCCGCTGGCACTGCTGCGGTAGCTGCATGGGACGAGGTAGACAACGGCGCGGACAACGTGATAAAAGCCACGGGCGCGACGGGAGAAGCTGCCGAAGCCCTGGAACAGACCTATAAAAACGTGGCGTCCTCTTTTGCTGCGGACTTTGACACGATAGGCTCCACACTGGGCGAGGTCAACACCCGCTTTGGCTACACCGACGAGGCCGCCGAGGCTTGCACAACTAAATTTTTGAAGTTTTCGGAGATCACGGGAACCGATGCAGTGCAAGCCGTGCAGCTGGTATCGCGCGCAATGGGCGACGCGGGCATAGAGGCGGACGACTACGGCACACTGTTGGATCAGCTGGCCGTGGCCGCCCAGGCGTCCGGCATCAGTGTTGACACCCTCACTTCCTACATAACGAAATACGGCGCGCCAATGCGTGCGCTGGGCTTTGATACGGCGTCCTCTATCGCTATCTTCTCCCAGTGGGAAAAATGCGGCGTGAACACCGAGATTGCGTTCTCTGGCATGAAAAAGGCGATCAGCACCTGGAGCGCAGAGGGCAAAGACGCCCGTGTGGAATTTCAGAAAACACTGGACGAGATCGCGGCCTGCCCGGATATTGCCAGTGCCACAACGAAAGCCATTGAGGTTTTCGGCACTAAGGCTGGCCCAGACCTGGCCGACGCAATCCAGGGCGGGCGCTTTGAATACTCCCAGTTTTTGGACTTGATCGAAAGCAGCGCGGGAACGGTAGAAACCACCTACAACGGCGTGGCCGACAACGCCCAAAACGTGCAGATCGCCATGAACAACTTAAAACTGGCGGGCGCAGAGCTGGGCGACACAATCCAAGAGAGCGCCACCCCAGTTTTGGAGAAAGTAACCGAAATTCTGCGCGACGTGACACAGTGGTTACAGAACGCCGACGACGACACAAAGCAGAACATAGTCACCGTCGGGCTACTGGTCGCCGCGCTGGCCCCTGCTACTGCTGGCCTCACGGCAATGGTTAAGGGCGTACGCTCTGGCATTGACGCCTACAAGCTGATCCGCGACGGCATAGGCGCGGCAGCTGGCGCACTGACCGGGGAAACAGCCCAGAAAATCGCAGCCACGGCAGCCACCACGGCGCACACGGTAGCCACAGGCGCGGCCACGGTAGCCCAGAACGGGCTGGCGGCGGCCCAGGGCGCATTAAACGCTGTTATGGCTGCAAATCCTATTCTGTTGGTAGTGGCCGCACTGGCGGCGCTGGGCGTGGGCCTGGTGCTGGCCTACAATAACTGCGAAGAATTTCGCGCGGGCGTGGACGCGGCCATAGGCAAGGCAAAAGAAGTATTTTCAAATTTTGCCCAGGGCGTGGGCGACGCAATTACAACCGCAAAACAGCACCTGGCCGACCTCAAAGAAAACTGCGCCACAAAAATGCAGGAAATCGGCCAGACGATCAGCACGAAATGGAACGAGGCCAAACAGAAAACCACGGAAACCTGGCAGAACATCCAGCAGACTGTGGGAAACAAGCTCCAGAGCGTGCGCACTGATACCCAGCAGAAACTGGAGAGCGTCAAGCAGACAATGGCAACCGCCCTGCAAAATATGCAGAGCAACACCCAGCAACGCCTGGCAGCGATCCAGCAAGCGTACAGCAGCCACGGCGGCGGCGTGCGCGGCGTGGTAGCGGCCTACATGACGGCGATCCGCCAGAACTACCAGAGCGCCTACGATGCTATAAACAGCATGACCGGGGGCCGCTTTGGTAATATCCTGGACACGATCCGCAGCCGGATGAACTCCGCCCGCGACGCGGTAAGCAGCGCAATAAACCAGATTAAAGGCTTTTTCAATTTTTCGTGGAGCCTCCCACACCTGGCAATGCCGCACCCGCGCGTAAGCGGTAGCTTTTCCCTTAACCCGCCCAGCGTGCCGTCCTTTAGTATTGACTGGTACGCCACGGGCGGTATTATGAAGAACCCCACCGCCTTTGGCGTCAACGGCTCCCGCCTCATGGTAGGCGGAGAAGCTGGCGCGGAGGCTATCCTCCCTCTGGCCCCGTTCTATGCGCAGCTGGAGCAAATGCTGGACGACAAAGTAACCGCAGCGCTTAAAGCCATGCGTGTTGTGGTCTACGTCGAGAACAAGCTGGACGGCGACGACCTCACCGCAAAAGTGACCCCGCGCGTTTCCTCTGCCCTGGCCGACGAGGCGGAAAGGATCAGATAATGAAAATTAACGGCGAAAACCTGGCCCGCTACCGCACCACGCAGCTGACCGTCGCTTTCGGCCCGCCACAGGACGGCGCGGGCTATGAGTGGCCGGACAATATGCTGGCCCCGATCAGTGACCCGGTGACGCAGAAATGCGGAACTTGCACGGTAGAGATGGTGATCCGGGGCGACAACCGCAACGAAATAACGCGCACCGCGTCCACGCTGCACGGCCTCTGTCTCCCTGGCCCCGTCGAGCTGGTGCTGGACGGTTACAAAGGCGTTTACAAAGGCTACCTGGTGAGCTTTGAGCCAGAGAAAACGATCACGCCGAAAGCCTACAAGGTCAAGGTGGTTTTCGAGGGCTGGCTCCAGGACACGCCCGTAAAGCTGGCCTACACGGGCCAGACCCAGGCGACGCTCCACCGCGTCGGCTCCCGCCCGGCGGCGTGCGTCCTCACAATCACGCCACGGGCAGACGTGGCCGCGCTCACTATGACAGGCTGGGGCGTCCATGATCTGGTCGTGAAAAATCTAAAATCCGGGCATAGTGTTGTTATTGACGGCACAACGGGACTAATTACCCAGGACGGGCAGAATAAAGCCCCGGACGTGACGCTCTGGGCGCTGCCCGCTATGGATTGCAAGCAGCGGACAATCACCTGGGACAGCGCAAACTGTGACGTAACGGTGGAATATACACCGCTATGGCTCTAAGAAAGGAGGCGGGCAGCTTTGCTGCTGGAACTGTACGACAGAAACCACAAGAAGCTGGCGAACCTCACGGGGATAAAATCGCCGCACATCCAGCGCACACTGGAGTACGGCGACGAAACCCTGGATTTTTCCTACCCCACCAGCGGCCCCTGGCTGGCCCAACTCCTGGCAGAGTGCTACATCCGCACGGATCGCCAGGAGTACGTCGTCAAGGCCGTGGAGAAAAGCAGCGCCAGCGCATGGCGCAAGGTGTCGTGCGCCCTCAACATCGAAGAACTGGAGGGCGCACCGTTTGAAGGCTTTGAAACCGTAGAGCAAACCGTCCAGGCTGCCGCAGAGTTTGCCCTGGAGGGGACAGGCTGGACGGTGGAGGCAGACGCCGACATAACAAAAAAACGGACAATCCGCAAAGAGGACGACACCACGGCCTGGGAAGTCGTGAAGCAGATTGTAACCACCTATCGCGTGGAGCTGGAGATCGACGCCGTAAACAAGCGGCTGAAATTCCACACCCGGCGGGGCCAGGATCGCGGCGCATATTTTATCGAGCGGCTGAACCTCCGCAGCCTGGGCGTTAAAACGTCCAGCTATGGATTTTATACCCGCCTTATTCCCATAGGAAAAGACGGGCTGCACCTCTGGCGAGACGGCCAGAACTACATAGAGAACCACCAGTACAGCGACAAGGTTATAACGTCGATATGGCGCGACGAACGCTACACGGTAACGGCTGCGCTGCTGGAGGACGCCCAGGCCAGGCTGGACGAGGCCAGCACCCCGGCCCGCGCTTATACTGCGGAACTGGTAGACCTGGCCGCCCAGAGCGGTAAATACAACGCCCTGGCCTATGACCTGGGCGACGCCGTGCTACTGGTGTCTGAAAAGACCGACGAGCGCGAAAAGCAGCGCATAGTCAAGCTGGACGAATACCCGGACGACCCGCTGGCAAATAAGGCGGAACTCTCCAACGTCAAGCAGACATTCGCCCAGCTGCAAAAGACCGAGGCGGAAATGGCAACCGCCGACGCCGTGGCAATCGCCACAAAGCGAACCAAGAAAGTGCTGAAAGACGACTACCTCACAAAAAAAGAAACAGAGGTAAAGATCAGCGCCCTGGCGGAAAGCATAGAGCTGGAAGTCTCCAAAACCTACATGACCGTCGCAAACGGCCAGGCGGCAATCGACAAGGCCCTGGAGGCTGGCAAGCAGTACACAGACGGCAAGCTGACCGAGTACAGCACCACCGAGGAAACAAAAAGCCTTATTACTCAATCCGCCGAACAGATCACGCTGGAAGTTTCCAAAACCTACGCAACAACAGCCAGCGTCGAGAAGTCGCTGGACACCCTCCAGGCCGCCGCCAAGTCCGCCCAGGAGACGGCAGACAAGGCCAACAACGACGCAGCCGACGCCCAGGCCGCCGCCGATAAGGCAGCCGCAGACGCTGCCGCAGCCGCCGCAGAGGCCGACAAGGCCAAACAGGCCGCAGCGGACGCCGAGGCGAACGCCGCAGCAGACGCCCAGGAAAAGGCAAACGCGGCCCAGGCCGCCGCCGAAAAGGCCGCAGCAGCCGACGCCCAGGCCAAAGCAGCCGCAGCAGAGGCGGCAGCAAAAAAGGCAGCGGCAGAGGACGCCACCGCGAAAGCAAACGCAGCCCAGGAGGCTGCGAACAAGTACACGGACACGCAGCTGACGAAATACTCCACCACAGAGGAAATGAAAAGCGCGATCAACCAAAGCGCTACGGGCATTACTCTGGAGGTGTCGAAAACATACGCCACAAAAACGTCCGTGGAGGAATCCGTCGCAACCCTCCAGGCCGCCGCCAAGTCCGCCCAGGAGACGGCAGACAAGGCCAACAACG